CACTTTGCGTGATGTGGTATCAAACAATGTAGCCAGCTCATCAGCCGTTTGTGGTCCGCGTTGTTCAATCGTTGCGGTTAAATCGCACTCTGAGATTTTCGCTACTGTTGCTGTGGTGGTTTCTTCCGGCAGTTCTGCCTGCGCTGACTGTTCCTGCTGAACGTTGTTTTCAGCCACGCGCCAGGTGTACGCGGTTTTATCAACAAAACCAGCTTTTTTCAGTTCCCACAGCTCGTTCAGTACCTCTTCACGACTGATATCAAGTCGCGCAGCAAGTTCTATGGATGTGGCTTTTCCCATTGCTTTCAGTGCGTCAAAAACAGTCTCCATTAAATTTTTCTCCCGGTAAAAATTACTTCGCAATTCCTGGCTGGACGACATTCGGACGCCAGCTCTCCCAGTTAAAATTCACCCAGCGTCCGCTGTTCATGGTCATGCGATCCATAATCCGCTCACCGAGCAATGTTTTCATGGCCTCATAGTTCAGATTTGTCAGCATTCCCACGCTACGCATCGACGCTGTCCGTCGATCAATAATCTGGTGCAGTACCACCTGCTCGTTTTTCGTCTCGCGCTGAATGCCAATCTCATCAAGAACCAGCAGATCCACTTCGCACAGTTCCCGCAAAAATTTTTCGCCTGACTGTCCGTCGTCATAGCTGGCATGCAGGGCACTCATAACATCAGCCACAGTAACCACAATCACTGTCTGGCCATCTTTCAGCAGGCGATTTCCGATAGCTGCCGCTAAGTGGTTCTTCCCGGTACCAGGTTTTCCGCTGAACGCAAAATTTGTACCCCCGGTCATCA